ACCAGGGCGTATCCGAGAGCCTTCGCGACAGCCTCAGCGGTAGGGGTGGCAGCCTTCAGCTCTTCCTTCGTGGCGAGCTTGGTCAGGTCAGCGGCGGGTGCCTCCGCCTTAATCATGTCCTTAATCTCCTGCTTCAGCACGGAGGGGGCGTGCCCGTCAGGCAGCAGGCCCTTAATGATATTCGCGGTCATTTACTGACTCTCCTTCATTTCGTATTTGCCATCTCCCACATGGGAAATGGACCAGCGTGCGCCCTCAAATTCGACCGCGTATCCACCATCCGAGACGGTGCGGACGGTAGCGGCAGGGACGGCGTACCCACCATCACCTAGCGCCTGTACCTCCGGCTGGGCCGGCGCCGGGGTAGGCGGCACAGGCTCAGGCGTGGGGGTCGGTACCGGGGGTACCGGCACGGGTTCAGGCTCAGGCGTAGGGGTGGGAGGAACCGGGACCGGCTCCGGCATGGGTGCCGGCGGCGTGGGTTCAGGCTCCGGTGAGGGCGGCGGCGGAGTCGGCTCGGGCGCTGGAGGCGTAGGGGCCGGCACATCTGACGCCTCGACGATAATCTCCGGCAGGTCATACCGACGGTCATCCACCACCAGCACCGGAAGCCATCGACCAGGCGAAAGATTGATGTCCTCCACCACACCATCAATTATACGGGCAACCGCCACGCCCGGGATGAGCACCTGCTCACCCTGGTCAGCCACACCCCCGACCCACACATAGCGGACATGCCCACACACCGGAGTCGTCGCCTGTGAGCGACCATAAGGCAGAGACACCCTCCCCGTCACGCGCGTCATGCCACCACCTGCCAATCACCATCAGCGCCCACACTCACAGCGACAGGCTCACCGAGGCCAGTCTGGACCTCCCATGAGCCATCTGACTCATGGGCCACAAAGATTTTCTCGCGAGCATCCAGCCGAGCCGACAGGCCGGCCAGCCGGGCATCAATCACCCGGTAGGCCTCTTCATTGTCGCCGGCGATAGTGGCCGGCGACCGGGTCCCGCGGTAGGGGATACCCGCGTAGGGGGTAGCGCCACCATTTACAGATGAGATATTAATCACCCTTTCTTACTCGGGAGGGCATTATAGACACCCTCATATGTGGCCCCCGTCACCTCGACGGACCCATAATCAGTGTACGCGCTCGCGAGCGCGCCGTAGGTCTGCCCGCGCTGTGAATCACGGACAGCCTTAGCGTCCAGGTCGTAGGTGACGGTCGGCACGCTCCCGTCCCATGATTCGTGGTAGCCGGTGATGAGGCAGTCGGCCTCCCAGGTGAGGCCGGCCTGGTCCTGTGCCTGGAGAGTCACGGTGTCGCCAATCTGCTTTCGCGGGTCCCACAGCATGGGGATGCCATCGAAAGAAATTTTTTCCACACTGATTTCATTCACCAGGGCGCGCGCCACTCGGCGGGCATCCTCGGGGTCTAGCCACCAGCCAGCTTCCAGCGTGTAATCTCCACCACGCCGGCCAGCCTCACCCTTCGCGCGGGCCGTAATTTTGTAGTCCGTCCAGGTGACCAACGTCTCACACCTGAGAATAGGCATGGGGATGCCGCGATTACCGAAGCGCAGATTACCCACGGCGAGTGACGGGGTGCATAGGTAATATTTTTCGGGGCCGCCGGCAGACTTTTTAGTGACCTGGAAGGTGGTCTTGACGGTCCGCTGGCCGAGGCGCTCCAGCTGCGCGTACAGGTCCTCATGAGTCGCGGCGCCGCCGGTCCAGCGGTAGCCCTCGGGCTCCTCAGTATTCTCGAATGAAATTGCCCACCACGAGCCGCGGCCCTTATTGAAGGCGTCCCAATCGAAAACATTTTTTTTGGCGTTCACGACGGGGCGCATATTCGTGTCCAGATTGTGAACATCCACGTTATCGGGCCATGTGACGAAAATCTCCGTCTTCTCGCCCGGCTGGAGCTCCTGAATATTCCCCGGCTGATTCGCAATGACGCTCGGGACACCCCCGGCGCCCTGTGCGTTAGGCTCCAGGCCCTTGATGGTCACCGCCGAGCGGACACCATCGCGGGCAGTCTTCCACGAGCCACCAAATACCCGCTCGGACACGCGGTCAGTAATGACGGCACTGCCGGCGGCGAGGCGGTCACGCGCAGCCATGTTCAGGCGGCCCTCCTCATCAATCCAGACCGACGAGAGCGTCGCCGCGCACCAGGCCTCCACGACCGATTGACATGTGACATTCTCGAAACCGCGCGTCGCGGGGACACGCTTCTGCTCCAGAGCTGACGGCAGCAGGCGCGGGAGGGGCCGGCCCATCCGCAGGACGCGGCGCGCGCCGTCTTCCCAGTCTGTGAGATAGTCGGCCTTCACGCCCAGAGTAAGCGACGTGGTGATGCTCACCAGCTCCGGAGTGCCGGGGATACCACCGCGCGGGTACAGCGCCGACTCGGAGGGCGACGACCAGATACGCGCCCCCTGTGCATTGATTTTCGCGCACAGCAGCGGCGCACCATCAGGAGGTGACTCGACAGGGATGGACACGACGAGGCCGCCGCGACTCGTCCACATCGAAATGGTCTTCTTTGCGGAGTCCCAGGATAGCGTGACCACGGAGCCGTCCGAGAGGGAGGCGCTCCACGAGCAATCCCACCGGGCATCACCGGCGCGAGCGTAAATCATGAGGTCGCGGTTGCCGCGCTTCACGCCGAGGAGTGCGAGCGTGGTTTGATTACGGCGTGCCGATATGCCGGTCGGCGTGCCGTAATCGCCGCCGGGGGTCTGCATTTTGCCCACGGCGGCGGCGGCACCGTACTGGTGCGAGTTCTGGAGTACAGTGTCATCGGTCACAGGCGGCAGCACACCGTAGCCGGCCTGCTCCACAGCGCGGTAGGCTACCCAGGCGGTACGGCCGTATGCCGACTGCTCCCACATCGGGGCGATGGTCACCTCCTCCTGGAGACCACCCTGTAGCCCATCGGTAATGTCAGAGGTCACAGTATCATCCAGGAGATTGTATTTTGACGCGCCTAGGCGCCCGTAGAATCGGGGGAATTCCACGCCGCCGACCTCCGCGACGATGCGGACCTCCGCATCAGGCGCGGGCATCCACCGCCCATCACCAGCCGGGGAGAACGGGGCCTCCACGGTCGCCGACTCGGGAGCCCACGTGATAGACCCGGTGCGGGAGTGAATTCCATCACCAATCGTGACCAGCGCCTCGGGCAGGCCGCCGGTAGTATTGCCCTCCCACGACGCGGACAGGTGAGGCCGCTCCACGCCGTCCACAAAAATGCGGAGCCGCGCGTCAATCACCGGCCCCGGGGCATACGTGCCCTTCAGCATTAGCCGACCTCCCTAATCGTCAGTGAGAGTGTGCGCCACATCTCCCGCATGTGAAATTCATAGCTCGTGTATGTGGTCTGTGCCTCCTCGATGATGACCGAGGCGGCACCGGCCCCCATGTCCCACGGGACCGGCCCGTCCGTCCAAGTGACTTGCGGGCGGGTGACCGTGGTGGAGTCGCGCGTCTGGATTTTCACGGCGCACGCCCCGAGCGGGAGCGCCGGGATGACCACAGAGACACGCTCCATGAGCTCCCCTGCAGGCCGCGCAGTCACCGCCGCGCCGACAGGCTGGCCCACCGAATTCACCGGCTGGACGGTCAGGACACCGGCAGCGCCGGCCATGTCCACGGTCACCGTGACCGGCTCCCCGGGGATGCACGGGCACGCCTCCGCAATCGTGATGAGGCCACCACCAGTGTGCGAGCGCGCACCGGCACCGCCGACACCATCCACCGCACCAGAATTAGCCACGCCCGAGAGCATCGACTCCGCCGGCGTCAGCACATTAGTGACCGTCGCCTCATCCGGGACGAATACCCACGGCCCATCGCCAAATGCGCCGGCCACCAGCTGCGCCAGCTCCGCCGTCTCCGCATTGGTGCCGGTCACCTCCAGAGACCATTCGCGGCGACGCGCAGAAGCCGGGGACGCCACGAAAGCCCACCGCCGCGCCGGCGCAGACTGCACCGCGTACCGTGTGGGATTCGTCACCTTAACGGGGGTGGGCCACAAGATTTTGACCATGCGGCCAAGCTGACCTATGTATCCAGCCACTAGTAAATCCTCTCTGCGCGGCGTGCCATCTGAAGGAAGGCGCGCTCATCTACGGCTCCCAGGCGTGAGAGCACGTCCACCAGCTGACCGATGACCTCTGCATCCAGGCCGCCGGTCTGCTGCTGTGCCGCGGCGGGCGCCTCCACGGGTACGGGGGTGGCCGGCACGACCGCCGACAGGTCCGCCGCCGGGGATAGGTTGAAATCCATGCCGCCAAGTGCGAAATTCGCGGCGGCGGTCAGCTGGCCGCGACCCGCCTCGATGCTGTTAGCGAAATCACCAATTAGCGCACGGCCCGAGTAGGTCGTGTACCCGCGGCCACTAAACCGGCCGCGCTTAGCCGGCGAGTGGGGGAAGAAGTCGCCGATGGCCTTCATGACGCCGCCGACCGCATCCTTCGCACCGTTGAGCATACTCTTAATGCCGTCAATGAAGCCGCCGATAAGGGCCTTGCCCGAGTCCACGAGCATCCCGCCGAGATTACCTAGGCCATCCTTGATTTTGCCCGGCATTGACTTGACAAATTCGACAGCTGCGCCGACTCCATCACTAATCGCCTTCGTGATGCCGTTCCAGGCCCCCACGACAAAATCGCCGATGCCATTCCAGAGATTATTCCAGATGTCCACCAGCATTTTCGCGAGATTCTCGAAAATGTGCATCACGACATCAAAAGCGCCCGTGATGGTATTCACAATAAAATCGAGAATACCCTTCAGCACATTGAGGATGCCATTCCATGCACCCTCCCAATCGCCACGCAGGGCGGACAAGAAGACATTCAGAATACCTGTGATGATATTAATCGCGTCGGCGATGACCTTGCCGATGAAGCCGAAAATATCGGACACGGTTTTGCCGATGAATTCAAAGGCCGGCGAGAAAGTCTGAATCAGGAAAGCCACAATCGGGGCCAGGAAAGACACAATCTGAGCGGCAATCTCCACGATAGTCGTGACCATCGGCACAAGTGCACCAATCACCGTGGTCACCATCCCGATAAAAGCCTGCCCAATCTGGACGAGCACCGGGATGACCGCGGCGATAATCGGCTGCACCATCGTGACGAGACCCTGGAAAATCTGGGCCAAAGAATTTCGGAAAGGCTCACTAGATGCAAGCGCGGTCACAAACGCAGCCACGAGTAGACCGATACCGGCGACCACCGCGAGCACCGGGGCCGACAGGCCCGCGAGGACGCCGGCGACAGCACCGATGACGGGAATAATCGCGCCGACCACGGAGGCAATGGTGCCGATGATGGACACGACGGTGCCGATGACCGGGGCCAGCTGTGCCATTGCGCCGACCACGGCGATGATGGTCGCCGTCAGCTGAGGGTTATCGCGCATGAATTCGGCAATTGCCTTCACCACGTCCGCGATGACAGGCAGGATGACCTTCAGCGCCTCGGACAGGCCCTTAGCGAGGACATCCACCACCGGCGCTAGCGACTGCTTAAAATCTGCGAAAGCCGGGGCGAGGCCCTGCGCGATCTGAGTCACGAGCGGCGCAATCGCCTTCACAATGTCGCCGACGGCGCCTAGTAGCGCGCCGACCGAGGGGGCGACCGCCGCGAAAGCGGGCGCGAGGGAGATAGCCGCCTGGACAATGCCGTCGAACAGCTTGTTCACGCCGTCCGCGATAGCGGGGTTGTGCAGGGCGTTCGCCAGACCATCCATGAGGATTGAGATAGCCGTGCCGGCCTTTTCCATCGACCGTGCGATGACCGGGGCTAGAGCCTCGAAAACCTTAGTGAGGGATGTCACACCAGGCTCGAGGGCCTTGACCGCATTAAAAGCGCCAGTGAAGACGGTAGTGAGCGCCCCCTGGAAGGCGGGGCCATTCACAATGCCATTCAGCGCGCCGAGAGCGCCGGCTAGGCCTGCGAGCCCGCCGCCGCCGGCGGCCTCTGCTGCCTTCGCGACACCATTGATGATGCCAGCGACGGAGCCGAGAGCCGCGGCGAAAAGCTTAACGTTTGTGATGCCGCGCTCAATGAGCTCGTAGATTTTTCCGGAGGCCTCGGCCTGCTCCACCCAGTCACGGAATGACGTGGCAATCTGCGCGAAGGCGGTAGCCATGCGCGGCAGATAGGTGCCGCCGACCGCACCGATGCGGACGATAGCCTCAGCTAGAGGGGCTGCGGCGGTGGAGGCGATTTGAAATGACTCACGGAGCGGCTCGAAGAGCTTCGCCATGCCGCCGACCGCGACCATGCCATTTGAAATGCCTTGGAAAAATTCGCCCCAGAATTTACCGGCGATAGGGCCAAAAGCGAGGTACTGCTTCAGGAAAGGGTCGAACGCATTTTCTACAAAGGCCGCGAGGCCGGCGCGGGCTTCATTCCAGAAGGCGATGCCAAAGGCCAGGCGGACATCACGGATGGTGTCCATGATTTTGCCCTCGCCGCCGTAGAATTTGCCTAGCTCCAAGTGAATATTCTGGAGGCCGTCAGCAGACGCAGCCAGGCCGACGACGAATCCGGAGAGGATGCCCGGCAGGGCGAGACCAGCGCCCGCGACCTGGGTTAGAGAGACGGCGAGCATCGCGGCGTTGCCTGCCGTGGCAGACATCACAGCGCCCATAGCGGCGACACGCGTAGCCGCGAGAGAGGCCGAGACGGCCACCTTATCGAAGTTGCCGGCCAAGTTTTTCGCGTGCTCGACCGCGGCGGCGGCAATATTGCCGCCCGAGAGGGAGGCCAGGCCTGCGCGCGCCGCGTCGAGCCCCTTGAGGACGACGCGGACCTCAGCAGTGCGCGGGCGTGCCAGCACACCCAGCGCCGCCGAGGCCGCGCGCGTCTTAGCGTCCACCGTCACATGGGTCTTCAGGTCGCTGCTAATCGTCGCGAGACGCGAGCGCGTCGCCGCGATAGACGACTGGTCCACATGCGCCTTCACGAGGGCCTTGACCTCGGCGCCCTTCTCAATCGAGGCGAGCTTAGCGCGGAGCTCGCTCTTGAACCTCGATGTGTCCGGGTAGACACGAATCGACAGCTTGCCGATACTCGCCATGTGATATTCCTCTCTGCTGTAATTACAAGCCAGGCGGGAAAAGCTTAGACAAATCCATTTGCGCGACCGGGATACCGGCGCGGGGCCGGCGGCCCTTCCTCACGACGCGGGGGGCCTCGATACGCTCCGAAACGCGCAATTTCTTGCCCTTCACCTGCGTATTCGTCGCGTTCGCAATCGTGGCGAGAATCATCCTGTCCAGGCCCCACCCGAAATGGTCGTCACCGCCCAGGTTCTCGGCGCGCCACAGGCTACGCTCCTCGTGGGGGATGCGCTCCAGGAGCGCCTCCACAGGCCTAATGTCTGAGACCCAAATCATAGTGAGCGGGTTCACATGGTAGAGTGCGATGAAATCCCCGACAAGAGACGGGTTCTCATCGAAGACGCGTTCTAGTCCACGCCTTTTCCCATCTCACCAGCAAAAGCGACACATGCCTCCAGTGCATCCGTCATGTGTGCCGCGTTCCACAGCTCGCGGCGCCACACGTCCATGTCCACGATGAACCGCTCGTCCGAGACGACGCGGGCCAGCGCCTTCACTGATGCGATGCTGGGCTCCTCACCCTCGGCAGCCATCCCCTCTAGAGCCTCCACGACATCGAGCGCATCCACAGGGTCAATTTCCTCCAGCGGCTTGAAATACTTCGCCGCCGGCAGGTCCTTCAGACGCTTCACGTCCTCCTTCTTCAGGTGGTCAGTGGGGGCCTTGCGGGCCGGGGTCTTGGGCATGGTGGGCTTAGTAGCCATCTGGGTTCTCCTTAAAAAATAATGGGTGCCAGTGACAAAAATCACTAGCACCCATTATAGCGCGGACCCGCTACTATGCGGCGACGCCAGACACAGGCGAAGCCGCGGCACGACCAGCACCCGAGCGCGGACGCGGGTACAAAATCTTATGCAGACGGCCCTGACTATCGCGTTCAGCAGTGACCTTAATCGCAATCGAATTGTAATTCTCCAGGTCCCACTTCGGCAGGCCAGAGATAGCCATCTCACCAGCATAGATGATGAGACCGGTCAGCATCGCGCCGTCCTCCACCACGATGATGATGGCCCACTGGGTGGTAGTGGTCGAGGAGGTGGTCACATAGCCGTCCTCCTCGCGGATACCGCCGGCAGTCAGCATCTCAAAAAGCGCCTTCGACGGGGCCACACTGGTAATAGTGCCGGTCACCTTAGCGCCCGAGCGGGCGTTCTTGCGGTCCCAGGTGCGCTTTGCCGAGTCCTTGTCGCTATCCTCCTCGAATTCGGGGAGGCTATCGGACGAGGTGTCGCCAATCCACTTCCATGCGCCCAGGTCCTCGCCGTCAAACTTGTAGCCGTCGAGGTTCGGCTGCGCGGTGCCTACAGGCGCGATGTAAATATGGCCGAGCGCGCCGATAGTCATGTTGTCGAGAGATTCCGTGAGCTTGCTCATAGAACGCCCTTCCTACTCATTGGCCGGGGTCTGCGCCCGGCACACGATTTCAATCGCCGTCGAGTACTGGAAAATCGACGACTTCTCATATTTGTGCGCGGCGAGGTGCGGGATGGTGCTGACGGTGACGCGAGAAATCCAGCCCGAATCGGTCACGCTGTGCACCGAATCCTCTAGCATCCTGAGCGCCTCCTGGCAGAGGGCCGCTGCCGCCGCGCGCTCGCCCGCAATCGCGTTCAGAGTGAGAACCATCACAACTCCATACCGGGCGTGCGGCGCGTTCTCACTAAAAACCTTCGGGTCCGCCTGCTCCACGATGAGAGCGGGCAGGTGACGCAAAAAATCAGACGGAGGCTGAAAATACAGCTTCCCGGACAGCCCGGCGAGACGCTCCTCCACCAAAGCCAGCGGGTCGATGGTGTCCAAAATCACGCACCCCCAAAACGCCCACGCAAAAGCGCACGAGTAAAAACATACTTGCCCGGCTCCCATCGCCCAGACGGGGTGATGAACCCCCACTCGATGATGTGAGCCTGCGGGTCTGTGGTATACACCACATAGTCAGTCACACCGCGGGTCGTGCGCGTCGGCTGCATCCTGATGCTCGACGCGTAGTGACCTGTCGGCACATGCTCCACCTGGGAGTACATGCGCGCGACCTCAGACTCCACGAGCGCGAGCGCCTTCCCAGCCTGCGCATGATACGCAGGATGCGTGCTGGCCGCGCGGGCGGCCAGCAGCTCAACATTATTTTTGAGGTCTAGGCGGCTCATCGGACCTCGCTCGACGGGTCCACGATAATGATTTTCACGTGTGCGGTGCGTGGTGACATGGACGACACGAGGGCGTCGCCGCGCTGCTCAAAGACCCGCTCATTCCAGGTCACGCGGCTGTACGGCCCCCCGGGCCAGCCCATGCCACCATGCTCGCCAGGGAAGTATTTCACCCGGTACGCGGTGACGGTGCTCACTCCCATGTCCTGAGCCTCCTCAGCTGAGACAGGCTGGACATTGCACCTCACCGTGACCGGCTCCCCGTGCCCCTCCGGACCATACGGGCCATCGGAAGCCACAATAGGTGTGACGGTCACCTCATGGACGCCGCGGCGTAGACGACTCATCCGACACCACCATTCCATGTGATTGACTCCGACCACGAGCCGCGGCCAGGCCATCCATATTGGAAAGCCCACGGCGGCGGCACCTCACCACCGGCGGGACCGCCGTACCGCTGAGCCGCGTAGCCGTCAGTGACGGGGCCGACACTACGGTACCGGCCGCCGTCTAGCACGCGGGCGAGCTCGTCCATATCCGAGCGGAGCACATCCAGGCGTGCCGACGCTGCCAAAAAATTCAGCTCGTACCGGTACCCGTCCTCCGCCTCGGACTTGTACAGGCCGCCGGATTCGTCACGCATGACGCGCGCCACGGACTCTGCCTCCACCTGGGAGACGACGCCGCGCGCCACACTATCCAGCGCGACGAGCTCCAGCAGGTTGCGCCACCGTGCACGGATGCGAAGCTCCACACGGTCCAGGAGCTTCTCGACGACGCGAGCGTCACCCTCAGCAATCGGACGGCGCAGGGCCAGCTCAACATCATTCACTGTGGCGATGGCCACGTTACTTCACCTTATCCTCGAGCGCGAAGAAAGCATTAGTGTCCGCGATAGCCCAGCCGAAGGATGCCTCGCACAGCAGCGCCTCCTGATTGGTCTGGAAAAGCGAGGTGGTGGTGGTCCCGTCAGTGATAGACGCCTCATTCGAGTACTTAAAAGTAATCTCGTTCGCAAAGCCGTAGATCAGCTGAGACCAGTCACCACCAATCGCGCGGACCTTAGCGTCCGCGTTGGTGCCGACCTGACCGGACACGGCGTCGCCATATGCGGTGGGCAGACCGAAAACCTTGCCCATATCGTCGGTCAGGTCAAGCGAGGACTGGTAGATGGGGCGACCATTGGTGTCGGTCGCACCCATGAGCTCCAGGCGCAGAGAGTCGTCCGCGGCCAGACCATTCACGCGGTAGCCCAGTCGCGCGTCCTGGACCGCCTTAATGCCGGCGATAATGTCGCCCGAGATGCCGCCCTTAGTCTGAGCGGTGGTGCCCAGCTCGACGCGCTTAGTGGTCTGGTTCACAAATTCCACGCCGGGGATGGCCTGGCCATTGGTGGACTTGCCGTGAAGCACGGCAAGGTCAAAAGCGCGGGTAATCGCGCCGGCGAGCTGCTGCTGAATGATGCCTTCCAGGCCGAGCTTGTCAGCCTTCGCAAGCTCTTCAGACCAGGCGATGATTGCCGCGACCTTGATGGGGCGCAGAATCTTCGAGGACAGACCGAATGAGGTGACGGGCTTCATGCCTGCCTCGCCTACGACGCCTGCCTCCGGGCGGGAGGTCTGGACCGCGACGGACGAGCCGGTGAGCGGGAGCGCCAGCTGGTCGCCGGCGAGCTTCTTCACGACGGAATCCTGCACGGCCTTAGTGATGACCTTGTTAGAGAATTCCACCGGGAAAATATTGGTGTTCTTGAGCGAATCAAGAGTCAGAGAAGCCATATTTTAGCCCCTTCCTGCTAGTATCGGTTGCCCCGCACGGCATCCAGCCATGACAGGGCGGTGTTGGTGGGCGCGGGTTCTGCGACCTGCGCCGGGTTAGGGGGGACCTCGCGAGAAACCGGGGCGGCGCTGATAGACTCGCGGAGCTTGGCGACGTTCCCCTCCACCTCTTCAGCGGTGGACCCGGCCACGACAGTGGCGAGGTCCAGCGATAGTCCAGCGGCGGCGAGCGCGCGGAGCTTCGCGTTCTCGACCTGCGCGGCGGCAAGCTCCGCCGCGTAATCATGCTCGGGCTCAGCGGGAGGCGCAGGCTCAGGCTCCGGTTCGGATTCCGGGGCCTGAGCGGCTAGGTCCTCTACGATTTTTGCCTTCTCAGCACGCAGCGCCGAGTTATCGGCGCGCAGATTCTGAATCAAGTTCCACGCGGTCTCGGGGTTGAAATCCACGCCGTCACGCTCCCACGGGGGGACAGCGGCGGGG